TATCAAGATTACCACCACCTTCGTGATCAAATGGGAAGTATCCAGAATATCCATCTGTGGCTACAGCTATACCTACAACTTTACCTCTACCTACAATAGAACCTGTTCCTAATTTTTTTAAATCAGGATCATATGTTTCTAAGTCAATTGCAATTTCATCTGCGTGACGAAGATCTGGAAATTCTGTAGGCTTTACCCACTCTGTTTGTGCTTTAAAAATCATTTGTAATCTCTCTCTTTAATCATTTCTAAATAATGTATTGCCTTATCGATGTCCTCTTCTTTTCCTTTCGCTGCATGTCTGCATATATATTTTATAGCTGATCCCTCTGCAAAAGGCAACCTGTTCTTGTTTATGAACTCGCTAGGCTGCACGGTCATCGATTTATAATGTGATCCTCCAATTTGTTTTTTGTACGCACTCATACTATAAACTCCTTTCGTTTGTTATTACATTTTACTAAGTATAAATTTTGTATCGTTCTTGTTACACCCACATACCAGACACGATACTCTTCATCTTGTTTGTACACAGATTTTTTAGAAGCCTTCATAGTATTTGTAGTTTGATTTAAAAACAAAATAACATTAGCTGCTTCTCCTCCCTTAGCCCCATGAATAGTTGACACTGTTATTCTTGGCTCTTTATTTATTTTTTCACCATTGGATATCATGGTTCTCAAATAATCTATTTTAGAAGACGCAACGTTATCAAATGCATCGTACCATTCTAAACTGTAATTAGGTTTACCTTTTATTTTTTCTAATACTCTCTGCTCTTGTATCTCTGGTATACTCTCTCCTTTTCTTATTTTGTTCCAATGTTCTATATCCTCGTATAAATTTTTTGCTATACTATTTCCGTCTACAGTTTTAAAAAATAAACCTTTTTGTTTTAATATTTTTGGTATGGGTTTGAGTAATGGATTTGTTCTTGCTAAAACTAACCAAGATCCTTTGGACATATCTATGTCAGTAAATTTATATACCTCAAATATCTCACCTGTTTCTTTTTTTGGTAGGTAATCTTTTTCTAATCTATTATCTACAACTCTAGATATTATGGACAAAGCTTTTTGTTGTATTTGACTTGGAACTCTTTCTGATTGTTTCAATGGCATCTCTGTTGCATCCCAATCTATAAAAGAATCTACATCAGCTCCAGCCCAACCAAATATGGCTTGGTCATCGTCCCCTGCTATCCATATATCACAACTATTATCTCTCTCTATTTTTTCAATCATAGACCATTGTATTTTAGATAAATCTTGTGCTTCATCAACAAAGATTACATCTAGTTTATTTTGTATACTTCCTTTCTCTAAAAACTTTTCTAACATATCTGTAAAATCAATAAGACCATAAGTCTTTTTATAGTTTTGTATTTCAGTATCAATTGCCTCTAGTTTGTTTCTTTCTACTTTACCAAGATGTTCGTTAAGGTCTAATTGTTCTAATGTTTTTATTTGTCTGACCCTAGCTAAATTTATTAAATTTAGATACTCACTACTTGATGAGAAGATACCGTTCCATGTATCCTTTTCATAAGAAGCATATTGAATTTGTATACCACAAGTTTCACCTATAGTTTTGTAATGAAGTTCGTTCATAACATTTTCTTCTTTTAAACCTAAATTATTAAATGCTAATGAATGTAGTGTTCTAAAATATTTTATATCTTTCTTATCAAAGTTTGGTCTTTGTTCTAAAAACCTATCCCTTGCTTCTTCAGATGCTTTTCTTGTAAATGCGAAGTATCCTATTCTATCTAATGGTATGCCTGTATCTAAATAAAGTTTTACTTTATCTAATAATGTTTTAGTCTTACCTGTGCCTGGTGGTCCTATAACTTTATATCTCATTAGTAATTAGATCCTTTTCTTTCTACTGGTTTATATTCTATCTTATCAATGTGTAATTGTTTTAGTTTACAAACTTTCTCAACCTTACCGTCTACTTTGAGTGAGTAATTAAATTCTACTTTAAATCTTTCTTTTAGTTTCTGACCTATCTTTTCTTTTGATATCTTCCAATCATTACCAAGATGTGTAAGAAACGATTGGTATTTAAAGAAGTGAAAACCATCTTCAGTAAGACAAGAACCTAATCTAATTTGTATCCTTTCTTTAGCTTGTGGACCATTAACACAGTATTGAAATAATTCATTAGCTAAAATATCATCTGTACTTGTACCCTCTGGTGGTGTAATATTCTGACAATTTTTTCTCCACTCATTTAACTTTGCTCTCCAATCTTTTTGTTTAATAGGTTCAAAGTAGATACCTGTCTGTTCCCATATTAAATTTAATACTTCTTTCTGTGTTGTCATTAATTTAAGATTAGGTATGATAACCTCTATCTTATCATCATTAGGCATAACCACATTAAATCTATACTCTGGTTGTTCATATCTTATAATTTGAAAATCAGTTATATCTGGAAAAACATTTATACTATCAGACTTAACACCAAAAGGTTTTGAATAACAAAGACTACGCATACACTTGTCCTTGATAGGTTCTTCATAACAAGTATGTCCTGCTGTTTCTTTATCCCAAGCTTTTAATTTTTGATCTAATTTAGATTTATCCCAAGGATATTCTAGGTAAGCATAGTTTGCTTTAGATACAAAATCTTGCCACTTGTCTTTGTATTTCTTTTTTGCAAAGACCATGTAGTTGTACATAAATCTATCCCTACCATCATCTAGTTTTGTTTTAGAACATAAAGCTAAACAAGGTGGACCATCAGAGAATTCAGAGTCAGTTCCTAATAATATGTTTTTGTGTGTGTCTTCTACTAAGCTATTTAATTTATCTCTTGTTGTTTTTAATTGGTTTGCTAGTTTTATAAACTGATCCAAAGATAGTTTAGAATTATTCTTATCTACAGCATATCGATGTGTTTGTCCGTTATTGTAATAAGGTAAATTTATAAAATTACCTGGTTTAATATTTCCCTTATCGTCTTCTTTTAGCTCTTTCTGTTTTGGAAAAATTTCTGTAGTAGGTTTTAATCCAAGTGGTAATAGAAATGATTTTAATGCTTCTATTAAATCTGATGTAGGAATAAACTCCTCCATAAATATGTAACAATGCAATCCACCACTTTTTGAAAGCATAGGTATTAGAGGTAATTTATATTGTTCGAATAAAGCTAAATAGTTCTCTATCTTAAATCCCTTGTAGTTCTTTGGATCAATATCAATACATCCAAACCTTGCCGTACCATCAATAGTACAAGGCTGTATACCTATTGATATTTTTCCTGCTATATGATTTTTGTAGTCTTCCTCTGTGACTGGTCTGCCTGACCATTCATAATCTGGTTTTAATTTGTTTCTTTCAGAGTCCAGCTTTGCACTGGACATATCGGCAATACCAAAATCTCCACTATAACCAGTAAATAATTTTATAAACTCTTTAACCATAATGATCCCTTTTTATGGGCGGCTTCAGTCTCCCTATGACCGCCCACATTCCTCTTTCGAGAAACTAGTAATTTGATTTACTTTCTTCTGAAACTGTGGCAGATTTTTGCTGCGAGTTTTTTAAAGAGTTATGAAAATCACGGGCCATTTGATATAGTCCAGCATTATCTACTTTTCTTAACATAGATATATTATAACCATGCCAAGTAAAGCTACCTGAGTTCTCAACAGAGTTTAATTTATAAACTCTAGAAAACACTGGCGCTGGTACAGACTTGTTAGTTTTTGGATCGATTTCAAATTGATCTTCCATCAATGAATTCCATCCTCTACTAACTTTTAACTGAGTTGACTTCATCGTCATTAAAGCCTTCTCAGGTCTTTCACCATTGATAATAACAAAGTGATTTGCCGTTTTGATAATCTCGTTACCATTTTTTAGCATATCCTTGTTTCTATCGTTTTGAGTTGTTTCTGCCATAACGCTTGGACCCCTATCATTGCTGATTGGTCTACCTTCTTTTCTTTCAAAAGGTGCCCATTCAGGGTAAGTCATTTTGTAGAACACAGGAATAACTTCTATTCCCTTCTCACCGTTATACAGTTTTTTTGTAACTGTATTATAAAACATACCAGCTTCTGCTCCCTCCACATACTTAGCATGTTTTTTCTTAGTTTCATCTGAACCACTCTGCAGTAGTTTCAGAAAAGGTAATGCTAGATCACTCTTGTCAATGTTTTCCAAACCCATTCCTGAGTCTGCA